TATGCCATTACAAGAAGGACTGGGTCCACCCCCTCCGCAACAAGCGTTCGTTAGATGGAATGATCCTCACGGTACGCAGCTCATAGCTATAAATAGGGATGGGACGATTGCTTGTCTGGGAATAGAAACACCTTTTATATCTTTAACCCAGAGCGGGGAAGTTGTGTCTTTGGGAGTAGTGACCGAAATAGTTGATACCGCCAGCATAACCTTTTCCGACGATACTGTCCAGACTACGGCATGGCCAGGTACTACTTACGTCATCGCATTTAATGACCGTTATGGGCGTGTATACCCCATAGCCAATGATTATTCATTTAACCAGATTTCAGGATTGTTGGGTCTTGGCCAGATACCCGCTGGTGGAAATGATACGACGTATCTTCGAGGTGATGGGAGTTGGGCAGTACCATCAATTACGACTACCAACCAATCGGGTAACTATACCCCTCTAGTCAGCGATGATACTATTTTCTGTACGGGTATATCCCATCAGACCATTACGTTGCCGACGGATGGTAGTATTTATGTGGGCAAGATATACACCGTGAAAGTTACAGGAACTGGCCCGGTAACGGTTTTGACCTCTGGCCCTGAGTATAGCGGGTCGCTCTATTTGAGTTCTTTTCCAAACTCTTCATCACTAGGGTCAGCAGTAACCCTTCAATATGATGGTTCTGAATACTGGATTTTGAGTGCAGTGGGGAGTATATGATAGGTAAGATCAAAAAGTTTCTGTTAGCAGCTGTGCTGTCCATTACTGTTCTGGGATTTTCTCCGAAGGCCAGCGCGACGGCTGCATTAATTAATAACGGGTCTGATCCTCTATATTACCAAGGCAGCATATCTTCAATTACCAGTTCTCAATTAAATAACGGTGTCTCTCCTGGAAATGGCAACTACATGACTGTGCAGGGGCACATGTATCAAAATACCCAGAACGGCAGCTTGCTTGTATGTACTATTAGTGATTTTGTTAACACAAGCTCAAGTTATACCCCTATTTTTGGACCACCAATTACACCTGGTTTTACATGGGTTTTTGCTGGATCTAAGATAGGAGACGCGTATTATATCGCAGGGCCTGATGGTGGATACCTCACGTATGACACTTCTGTTTATTATCTATTCCTTGGAGCAAATGGAAATCCAAGTGTGATGACCACGGGCGCTATAACGACACAGACTACAACTTTCGTAGGTACGTACCATGTGCCGCCACTGATTAATGACACAGAAATAAGCATTGGATTTGAAATTACAGAATGGGGGGGAGTACCACCATCTGATAAAGTTACAGTTTTAACTGCCAAAGGCACAAGCGACACACCTGATGGTGGTAATATCATTACCCCTGCCGCTACAGACCTTTTGATTGTGAGCGGATCTAGTACTGGAAACGATGTGTGGAATAGCGTAGGGGTTGGCTACATTGGGTTAGATGATCTTGCAAATATAAATACTGGTTCTACAGGTTTCCCGGTGGTCGGGGATTTGATCACGGAGTATATGCTTAATGCGGCAGCTGGGACTTACGACACAGATTTCTCAGGCCCTAGTGATTTTGCTTATTCGTGGTCCATAGTTGCGGTTGCTTTTAGTCAGGCAGCTATTACACCACCTCCTCCTATTACTTATCAATATGGCATACAACCCTGGGAGACCACGGAGGGCGAAGTTAGCCTAGACACTTTGAATGTCAATGTAAATATTCCGGTTGTGGATAAAGATGGGGTAGGTCTGCCCTTTGCTTTCGCCTTGAATTTCAACAACAATTTTTGGTTCCTTGGAAATTGTGACAACTCCAGTGTAGATCCTGGGGTTACGTGTTGGCAGCCCAATAGTAACAACTTTGGATGGATGCCAGATGCCTCACAAATATATGGGGCATACGTTGCTATCCCGACTTTTTGTCCTGATTCAGTAGGGAACGGCGGATCTGCTGCTCTTGATTTTGTTGCTTACCAAGATCCACAGGGAAATATGCATCCCATAGATCCCAACACTGTTATTAGTTTTTCTGGAAATGCTTGTAATTATCCAAGTACAAAAGCAGTGGTTTCCACGGATGGCAGTGGATATACATATAACCTTGCTTTCCCTACGGATGGGCAAACGTTTAACAACGTTGATCAAGCAATACCGATTGTTGGCACAGGGACGCCCCAAGTAGTTGCTTCTAATGGCACAGTGATGACCCCTGGGATTATTTATTACAACAATCCTGGTGCTTTGGGCAACTCTACTGTTCCTTGGGGCATGCCGAATTATATCACTGGTATCTCCTCGAAGGATACGAATAGCAATACGATCTCAACGCCAGCACAGCTCTCTTGGCCTGTGCATCACATTGTCCCGGTTGGCCCTTGGACCTTTACCGATACCGTAGGTGTCGGAGAAGTTACTGTGGCTCCTGAGACGTTCGTAGGGCCTCCTAACAGCCAATTGCTAGGCCCCTCAGGCCCAGGAGGGCCCTGCGCAGCCGGTGGTACCCAAACGTACACGTATCCAACGTCTACGGGCACAGCCTCGGCAACAGTTGGATGCCAGCAGTATACGATTGCAACTAACTTTCAGTGCACAGTGTTTGACACAGCTACCCAAGCGTATGTGAATGCGTATGAATGGCCATTTATTGACCATGTGAGCAGCTTTCAGGCATATTTGCCAAGCTCGGTCACGTTGGCTGATGGATCTCAATATCAGTTCACCTATGAAAGTCAGCTTCCTGGCACTACCTCTGGGCGTTTAGCTAACATTACATACCCCGATGGGTCGGTGGTTTACTATGCGTACCCAGGGGCAAACAATGGAACTAATTGCTATGATGGCAGTCTCATAGGGTTGACGAGAACTAGCCCTGATGGCGTTACGAATTATTCGAGAACACAAACAGGGGTTGCCGTAGGTTCGCACCTTTATAATACAACTACAGTGGTTGGTCCTGCGCCAGCATACAACACCTCGGTTTACACCTTCAACCAGCAACCTGCCGGTTATTATCAATCGGAATTTATGGTTCAGGAGGTTGACTATCAAGGGTTGAGCACTTTAAATAATCCTTTAAAAAGTGTTGTATATTGCTATAATGGCAACCAGAGTAATTGTGTTACGGCCAGCGCTCCTACGTACCCCATAACTCAAAAGGACATTTACACAACTCTTGCAGGCGTGGGCACGTCAAGTCGTGTTTCCAAGACCTACGATTCCTACGGGAATACGACAGGTGTCGCTCTATACGATTTTGGGGCTTCAACGCCTACCCGTAACACGGTTTTATCCAATTTCGGGCAATCATGGAATGGGTCTACGGCATCCCCCGCTTGTACTACTATCGGGAATGGGGTGAATAATGTCCCCTGTCAAGCAGAGGTCTTTAATTCTGCGGGGACTCCTATAGGGAATACGTTCTATTCGTATGGCAGTACTGGGAATTCTACGTCCGTTTCTAGGTGGGCCAGCGGAAGCATTACAGGTGGCGTGTATTTGAAATCTTCCGCCGCATATAATTCCAATGGCACTACGTCTGCCTTTACTGACGAGACGGGGAATATTTCTACTTATTCCTATAGTTCTGGGATATGCAACGGTGGGTTTCCGGTTGCATTGAGCTTTAACCCATCAGCCAGACTCTCTTTAGCGGATTCTTTTACTTGGGATTTTGGGTGTAAAGGGGCCGTACTGACAAGTGCGACTGATCCTAATGGAAAAGTCGTCACTGCGGAGTATAATGATCCTTTTTGGAGAAACACAAAGGTAACGGATCAAGAGAACAACTCTGGAAATAAAATCTATACCCCTACTACGGTAGAGAGCATCTTTTCGTTTCAGTCGAATTCAAGTATAGTTGACACGTATCATCAGAGTAATCCCTCGGCTTTGACAGCATATGACCAACAATTAGAATCTCCTAAATCTGAATCTTGGGATAGCATAGTTTCTGGTTGGAATTGGGGTAATACTGGAATAGTGAGTTATGGATATGTGCCTTGTACAGGTCCGAAAGCGACGAATTGTGCCACAATAGGTCTGTCTACTACGACAAGCGATGCTTTGGGCCGTCCTTTAGCGACAATAGACGGGGGCGGGGGGACGACCAACAATACATATGTTGGTCAAGATATTCTGAGCGTTTCCGGCCCAGCACCTATTGGAGAAGTCATAAAACAGGTTCAAACGGAATATAACGGGTTGGGACAAATTGTTTCTATTTGCGAGATTTCTAATGCCTCGGCTCCCTTAATTGGTGCAGTTTCGTGTAGTCAGGCGAACGGGGGGTATTCCGGGTATCTCACTTCTTATACGTACAATGCTAATGGAACCTTGGCGTCAGTGTCTAAAGCATCTGGTGGGGGTACTCAGACGCATTCGTTTACTTATGACATCATGGGAAGGATGTTGACGGAGACTTATCCAGAGAGCGGAACCACTACGTATATATATGATAGTTCGAGTGGAACTTGTTCTGTATCTGCGCCTGGACAACTTGTTAGGGTCAATGATGCTAATGGTAATCAAGCCTGCTATACATACGATGGGTTGAATCGTAAAACCTCCATCACATATACGGGGCCAAATTTTGACGGGTACAATCAGTATTTCGTTTACGATAGTGCCACAGTGAATGGCGTTATCATGACGAACGTTAAGGGACATCTTGCGGAGGCGTATACCGCAGCTTTTCCTCGGGCGACGAAGATTACGGATGAAGGGTTTGGATATACCGCACGGGGGGAGATATCCGATGTGTACGAGTATATCCCAAGTGCAAAAGTATACCAGCATGTAGCGGCTACTTATTATGCTAACGGAGCCCTCAATTCTATAAGCGGGATTCCCGGCGGACCTTGGACTTACAGCATTGATGGTAAAGGTAGACCGTATGGTGCGACCGATGGGTCGTCTACTGTACTAGTAAGCGGCACAACATACAACGCTGCGGACCAACCCCTCGTATTGACTTATGGTTCTGGGGATACGGATACTTATACCTACGATTCTTTGACGAATCGCATGACGAGCTATGCTTTTACGATAGGGGCTACGCCAGTAACCAATGCAGGTCTTTTGACTTGGAACGCAAATGGAACTCTTAGATCGTTAGCTATCACGGACGGCATTAACGTGGGGGGTACCCAAACTTGCAACTACGGCAGCGCTTCAATTCCGGGGTATGATGTTATCGGACGACTTTTGTCTGTGGTTTGCGCTAACGGGTCTACGAATTTGTGGGCACAGAACTTTAGCTATGATGCTTTCAACAATCTTACCAAGACTGTACCTTCAGGGACGTATACATATACGCCTACGACATGGAATCCGGGGTATAGTTCGAGCACGAATCGGCCTATAGGTACTACCGCAGATTCTAATGGAAATCTGTTGACAGACACATTCCATACGTATACCTGGAACCAGAACAATAAAGTGATAGGTATAACGGATGCAGGCGTGACGGCTAAATATGATGCCGCTGGCAACATGGTGGAGAGATATGACGGGGCCACATATACTCAACCGATTCTCAGTCCTATAGGTAGTTTGGGATTGTGGAGCGGAAAGAGCGTTCAGCAGTTTAGAATACCTCTTCCAGGCGGGGCGACTGCGGTAACCGGAACTGATTTTTGGCACACTGATTGGTTAGGATCGGTGCGGCTAGTGTCTGGTTTGACCGGGAGGCATTCTGTCACAGGAAAGTCGTTTGCTCCTTATGGGGAGAGTTATGCCGTTTTCCCGACAGGAAATACTTCTGATTTGAACTTTACTGGGGACAATCAAGACCTAGTTGCGGGTACATACGATACTCCTAGTCGAGAATTGAACTCTAATCAGGGAAGATGGATTTCCCCCGATCCCGCACACTCTGGGTGGAATGGGTATGCTTATAGTACAAATCCATTAGGAGTAACAGATTCAAGCGGCAATCAAGATGATCAGGCAGATGCAACTTTGTCTACTTGTGGCGGAAATGAATGTGCAACAGCTCCAAGCGAGCAGTTGACTGATAGTTTTTGGAATATAGATTTTACTGCACAGGGTGTTGATCTTTCCGGTTTTGGTGCCCACCAAAGTTTAGGTGTAGATGGAAGCACTCAAGCGGAATATAGTATGACTAGTGATACGGATTTTGGCGATCCTGAAATAAAAAATATGCTTCAGGCTCTTCCATTGATTGTGCTTGATGCGACACTACTGTCAGCAGGTGGGGGAGAAGGTCTTCTAAGTGAAGAGGGGGCGATTCGCTTCGGTGGGGACGCAGCGGGGGGTTCGGGGGCACAGGGTGCTGGTGGATATTGGAAGTCCGTAAAGCTACGTCGAGCAGAGTGGGCAGCACAGCTGGCAGCTTCGAAAGGGGCTTCCTTTGGAATAGGTCCGGCTGGTATAGAGATGGACACTGCTGCCGCTGCTCGGGCCGCAGCCCGAGCCGTAGAAAATTCGGAGATTAATTCGGAGATTACTACATTAGTGCGAGACCCGTATCTTTTTGATCCACGAGGTAAAACTCTTATATTCAATGTATCAGAGGCACCGACCCCTTACTTAGGTAACAGACCTATGGGGTGGCCATCAAAACTTGGTTCGGCGGGGTTCGGGGGAAGAACGGCCCCTGCATCTTGGGCAAGAACCGGGTACTCTGTATACCAGGAAAATTTCGAGAAAACCGGTTTCTGGCGCACGTCTGATCATTGGGGTGTTTTGGGAACTTCGAAATACGTTTTGAATGGGGCTACGGGTGGGGTGGAAGTGGAGCCTGATTTTTGGATTTTTGAACAGCCCATTACAGGATTCACCCTGTATTAATAATCTTGACAAGGTGTTTTTGATTTGCTAAAATAATATAGGGGGCTTTATGAAGACATTGATGGTTGGCCAAAACGTTCGCCTGTTATGCGGGAATTACGCTTGTGGAGGTGAAGTAGTCAGGGTAACGCCTGAGGGTGTGGAAGTGCGAACCGAGAATAAAACACCCATGTGGTTTGACAATAATGGTAAGGGATATATTATCGTTGAGGAAACCTACGATTGTCCCGGTCCTTGGTATATAGAATTGGAAAAAAATTATGTCATTTACTGATAAGTTCGATAGTTTTTGCAGCGGTTTCAAGGATTACCACGTTCCTAGTTACATTTTCATGTTTACGGTCGGAGCCGTTTTACAATGGCTCCATCACCTCGATACTACTTTCGTAGCGTTTACCGCTGCGATTCTGGGTGCTTTGACGGGACATCAATTTAGTCCCGCCGCAAAGGATGATAATGTCGGACCTAAATAAGAAACTGTTGAACATGGGAAAGGGCAGTCGTGAGGAATCCGGGCTAGGCAACCGCAAGCAGAACGAAGAGGAATACGAAAAAGCGGTAGGCGGACCTCCCGAGATGCCGAAAGCAAACCCACCGCAACAGGTGGACAAGATTCATCCGGGTGCCAAGTATGGCGACAAGCCGCCCGAGAAACGAATTGATGTTGACCAGTACATAAAGCCACTGGGGAGTTTCCAAGCGGGTACGAATTTTGTACCAAAGACGGGTTTGGCATTGCTACACAAGGGGGAAAAGGTTATCCCAGCAAAGGACAATATGGCAGATTCACACGTATTCGATATGATTCCCGGCAAGAAAGAAAAGGCACCGCCGAAGCATATCAAAGAAATTCGTACTACTCGTGCACATGATGGAAAGTTAATTCATACGCACATACATCATCACCCCGCTTATCACCCCGATGAGACTCATGTCTCAAAAGATATGTCTGATCTTCATAATCATTTTGAAGATCATGCGGGTACGCCTAACGATGGTGAAGAAGCACCTGCGGCGGGGGCACCTGCTCCTTTGACCGCAGCCGCCCCACCGATGCCAGCACCCGCAGCATCAGCAGGACCAGCAGTATAGGAGACTTATGGCTGAACATACACCTGAAGAGAAAGCACATTTCGCACGAGGCATGCATAAGCTGCATGCTGGAGCTTTGCATCGTCATCTTGGAATTCCAGAGGGTGAACCAATCCCGATGGAGAAGAAACAAGAAGCAGCTAATAGCGACAACCCCCACGTTGCAGCCATGGGCCGGATGGCTGTTGCCATGCATGGTTGGTCTCATAAAGAGGAGAAATAGGAGAAATATGAAAGCAAAGACAGCAGAATCTCACGAATTTTTGTTGAACCAAAAACAGAAACCCCAGACAGTCGGTGTGTCTGGTCCCGGCCCCTTTAAAGGGACTAGAGCAGGCGAGAAGCGTGCAGGCAGCACCAAGTATTTGGATTATCCCGGCGAACTGACCTCGAATCCCGCCTACAAAGGTGGCGTCGGCGATTGTAAGTAAGAAGTTTCGTGAGGAGCCATGAAAGTAGATCAGTTATCTGTTTGGTTCAACCGGCATAAGAATGATGCAAATTATGAGCATCGTGAGATGCCGCTCGAAGTCATGGCTCACAACGCTCAAGCCAGTTTCTTTCGATTGACACCGGCGAATCAGAACAAAGTTCTTGCAGTATGTAGAGCATATGGAGTCGTCACGGATGACCCGTTGACGATGCAACGTATGTTCCTGTATCGGTACATGGCTCAGACGAACTTATTCGCATTGTGCCATTTACTGGAAAAGTATTGCGATACGACTGATAAGACTTACATCTGGATCGATGGGACTACGCACAACACTCATGAGGAGATTTGTGAGTTTTTCGTCCACAAGAATCCTTTGATCAATACTTTCAAAGAATTTGCAACCCAATATGTCGATCAGAAGGAGAGGTTACTTCTCGTCCCTCGTGGCGGATTCAAGTCATCTATTGACATGGCAGACTGCATACAGTACGTCTTGTGTTGGTCCGAAGTAACGATCATGATTCTGACAGGCGTACTTGATTTGGCAGTTGACTTCGTCAAGGAAATTAAAGGACACTTCACCCTCGATGATGGTGAACAGGATGGTCACAACCTGTATGGGACAAAGAAAGCGATCAAGCCCCGTACAATGCTCGATGAATCGCCGTTCATGTTTCAGGTGTTATTTGCAGAACACTGCATCCCTAAAGATGATGGACCTCAACAGGAGTTTCAAACGCCTGCGACGAATTTCATTGATAAGGAATGCACGGTATTTGCGGCATCCATCGACCAGAACTTGTCTGGGTGGCACGTTGGCGTCATGAAGTTGGACGACGTTGTGACGAACGAGAATAGCAGAACCGTGGATCGTATCAAAGCCGTCAATAGACAAGTCAGCATCCACAAAGCTATGTTGAAACCTTTTGGTTTTTACGACAAAATAGGCACTTGGTACGACAGTGATGATACCTACGGCCAAGATATGAAGCACATTGAAAAGTGCCTTAAGAATGGCGATCCTGTCCAAACGAAAGTCTACTTGCGTCCTGCGTGGTGGCCGAATCTCGCCGCTGTAAAGTCGGGCAAGGTCGAGTCGGAGATGATAGAGTCCGATTGGGAATTGTGGTTCAACGTTCCTGGTCAGTTGACCTACGCCTTCCTCAAGGCTGAGAGTCATGACGTAGAGGGCTTTGCAATAAAGTACCTCAACGATCCGACGAAGGCTCACGTCGTCAAATTTCCGTTGGAGTTGCTGCATCGTAGAACGATCCACTCCAACATGCTGCCACAGTCAGGACTTGTGGTCACCTGTGTAGACACGGCTTATTCGACAAAGAATTGGGCGGACTACACTGTGATCTTGACTGCTCTGATTTATGGTGGGCGATTCTATGTCATCGACTGCCAGCGTGGTCGATGGAACGAGTACGAGTTGCCATGTAAGATCGCCGCTGTCGCAAACCAGTGGAGACCTTCACGCATGTGTATCGAAGATTCGGTCGGCGTAAAGTGGCTAGGCAAAGAGATTTACCGAGAGATGGACAAACTTCGTGTACGAGTACCGATTGAATTTGTCCCACTCGGGCAAGGAAATAAGAAGAACGCAAAGGATATGAAAGCGAAGCCAGTGCTCAGATATCTAGGCGATGACAGGCTTTACTTCGCCAATCAATGCGTTGGACTCGAAGAATTGTATACCGAGTTGTCAAACTTTGGAACTGCCGCCAGCACGCACGATGACATAGTGAGTGCTCTTTCGATTCTGGTCGATCAGTTTTCTGGGTACGCAGATATGGAAGGCAAAAAGACTTCGTCTTCCCCCGATTTTGTTGTGAGCAGTCAAGCAAAACAACAATATGATCACATTTATGGTAAGGGGACATACGATAGATGTTTCAAACAACGGGCACTAAACGCTGCGTTGGACAACCCTGATCTTTCTGTACAAGAAGCCGTTAAGTCCGAACAGGCATTGACCTCGGGGTATGTCGATCCGCTGGCCGACGCAGGGCTCTATTAAAATAACTTGACAAGCTGTGGAGGATATGGTATAGTAAATTATGGGAAATTTCTACACATATCTGTGGCTTCGAGAGGACGGAACGCCCTATTATGCCGGGAAGGGTAAAGGAAATCGTGCGTTTACGAAAGGTAGTCATCGTGTTAAATGTCCTAAAGATTCGTCTCAGATAATCGTGCAAGAATGGCCTTCTGAAGAAGATGCGTTTGATGCCGAGAAGTTTTTAATCGCATATTATGGTCGGCTTGATTTAGGGACTGGATGTTTGCGAAATTTGACTGATGGGGGCGAGGGATTCGCAGGACTTGTATTTACTCCTGAACATGTCGCCGCTTTGATAATAGGTCAGACAGGATGTAAGAAAAGTCGTTCTCCTGAACACGCTGCAAAGATACGTGAAATAAAAAAGACTTGGCACGCCGAACGGAAGAAACTCGGAATTGTTATTTCTGATGATACGAAAGTTAAAACCAGTGATTCTCTTAAGAGACACTATGCCGCTATTCCTGATTCGGTTCGGGATGAAATGAAAGCGGTGCGTAAGCGTTGGTGGGCGAGCGAGGCTGGCCTGAAGGAACGAGAAAAGAGATCGCATGCCAGAAGTTACAGCAGGAGCACAGATAGAATCGGATGGCAACCCGCATAAACCCTTAGTCGCAGAAAATTTCAATGCGGCGGGAGATATCACAGGCACGAAACCTGAAATATTGTCAGCAGATTTAGCTTTGGTCGTCGGATCAGCGCAGGCGGCTCGTGATTTTCTATTGAACAAACAGTGGAATTTGCTTTGGAGGGACGCAGATTTGCTTTTTCAAGCGCCTCGTCCGCTAACTGTGTACGATAACACCTATGTCCTAGAGCCTAATGTCCAGAGATTCACAGTCGCAAAGATTGTGAATTCCGTAGTCCCTCAGCTATACAAGGGATTATTTTACGACGATCCGCCAATGATTCTGAGACCCCGTCCGGGCGAACACCAGAATGTCGTTGACGCAAAGACTGCGTTGATGTCGTACATCCTCGACAAGAGCAAGTTCAAGACCGAAACTAAGTGGGGTCTTGAGACAATGGCCCACCTTGGCACGGGAATCTGGAAGTGGGGATACGATTGGATTTCAATTGAAACGTCTAAGCGTAAAGCCGCAGTTCTGAAAGAAACCGTCGGCCCAGATCAACAGCCACAGACGATCAGTATCCCGCTAGACGAGCCGCCTAGTATTACGACTGTCACCAAAGTCGTTCCGATGCCATTCTTTGAGCATCGTCCATTGGACAAAGTCCTTGTGGACCCGAAGTTGGATGTCCCTGATATTCGTGAAGCGAAAAACGTCGTTGACGTTCGCTACATGGATTTTTACGAGATGTATGATCTCCAAGAGGCGCTAGAGTTAGAAGCCAAAGATGACCCGTCTGTCATGGATGGATGGTCATTCCCTAAGAACCTGAAAGATGCTTGGATTCAGCCGCCCGCACCAGCGAGCAATTTACAGACTGAGCAGACCCTTTACATGAAGGGCGCAGTACATCATGCTCAGGATGTAAACGTACAGAACGCTGTAGACCCGCTCCGTACGAAATTAGAAGTGCTGGAATACTGGGATTGCAGACGAAAAATTATGGTTCTGGATGGCAAGAAAGTTATTTACACGGGCGACAACGAATGGAAGCGCATTCCGTTCCTTTCCTCTAACTGGTGGAATCGACCAAAGGCTTTCTTCGGCATGGGATTGGGTCTCATCGTCGGCCAGAACCAACGTGTCGATCAGGGAACGATCAACGCAATCTTGAAAATTCTATCGTATGGGGTGAACCCGATCTACCTCAAGCGTAGAGACGGAAACAATCTCACCCAGATGGTCAAGACGAACGTCGGAAAGATCATGACGGTCGATGGCGACGACGTAAGTAAAGCATTCTCTCTGATGGAAACCCCGAAGATTCCGGGCGACATTTGGAATGCATTGCGTGAGTCTGAGCAAGCGACAGAGTCTTCGTCCGGCGCAGACCAGCAGTTAGTGCAGGGGAGTTCCGCAGGACCACGGTCCAGCATGGGTCGTACATCGGGCGGTGCTGCAATTCAGGCATCAGCGAGTGCGACACGGCTAGACGGACCTCTCGACAATTTCATCGAGCAAGTATTCAAACCGTTCCTGTACATCGTAGACGAGATCGTGTTCAAGAAGATGTCCGATGCCGCTATCATCCATATTCTGGGTGATGTGCTCGGTATGGCTTTGACCAAAAATCTCGACATGCAAAGATATTGGGATTCCCAGATTGACTTTGAAGTCCTTGCGGGCGCATCCATGGCTGCGAAGCGCACCATGGCCCAATCACTTGTGATGCTCACACAGTTCCTCGATAACCCACAGCTTACACAGGCATTGGGAGAGATGGGTCTTTACATTGATTATCAAGTTATCTTTAAGATGTGGATGGAAGCATCGGAGTGGAAGTCGAGTCAAGATATTGTAAAACCGATGCCGCCTGACATCCAGAAGAAGCGCGATGCAAACTCTCCTGCGGCAATGAATGCACAACGTATGCAGATGATGCAGCAAACAAATAATGATAAGTTTGCCCAGCGCCAAGAGTTGGAAGACCAAAGTTCGAACAACAGGATCAAACGTGATCTGGTTATCGCTTCCGCAAAAGCCAGTGGTCTCTCGGAGACGGTTGAAGGTGAACCTTCTACGGGCGGTCTCGAAGGACAGACGCCGACGATAGCCTAGTTCTTAAATTCACGGATTCGCTATCTGTGAATCGGGGAGTGCTTAGAACACTCCCTACTCTTTTCTAAGGAGAGTTATGACTACAATATACAAATACACCAATCGTGTGAACGGTATGGTGTATGTAGGTAAGACGGATTATCCGTTGAAGAAACGTCATTTTGGACATATCGGTAAAGCCCGCGCAGGAGTAAACACTTTCTTTTGCAAGGCGATTCGAAAGTATGGAATTGACGTATTCGAATTAGAAACACTTGCTGAGGTTGAAGAACTGGGTGGGTTCGTAGAGATGCTATTTATAGGCATTTTAAAGGCTAATCAACCCTTGTATGGGTACAATCTGACCGATGGAGGTGAAGGTTCTTTAGGGTTTCACCATTCGCAAGAATCGAAAGACGCTATTAGCCAGAAGATGACCGACCGTGAAGTCACGGATGAATTCCGTACAAAGATGGGTTTGTTGAAGCGGGGAAATACATACAACTTGGGATTGAAACGATCTCCTGATGAATGTATCGCTATCAAGACTCGCATGAAAGGCAATCAGAACGCTTTAGGTGCAGTACGATCTGCGGCGACTCGATTGAAAATGTCGAAAGCGGCTAAACAACGTGAACTAGTAAAGCGACAACGCCGAGAACAGAGGATTGCTGCGGCAATCTCGGGATAGAAAATGATGCTCTGGACGAAAGGGTTATATGAAAAAATTCTTGAAGTTCATGCGTGCATCTTGCTTGTCCATCCTTTTACTGCCGTATGGAATTTTTGGTTTGGGCGTATTGTCGAACCAAGCCGTGCTCTGGAGTAACGGGGATAAATTTCCGGTCATGCTGAATGCCCGCAAGATCGACAAGATATTGTCGCAAGACCAAGAGCAAGACCTCGCATCCATCCTTGGAATCAAGCCAAAGGCACCTATTGCAAAGACGCCTGATCCTGATGGAATGCTTGATGACACCCATTGTGTGATGACTTCCAAGACCCATCTGAACGCCCTAGCGGATGTGTTCGACCTTGGCTCTATCTATAGCATCGGTGATTTCACCTTGTATCTAGGTGAATGGCTGATGACTTGGACACCTTTTGTTTGGGGATACGCCGTGATCAAGAAAGCGTACGACAACGAGCAGTAAGCAGTTTCGGAGGAGAAATGGAAGATTTTATAATTATATCTTTGGTAATATTTTATAGCGTTGGAGCTATAGTCGCTGGCACGCTTGCTATTGCATACATCTGGGGGAGACATGCTGGAAATAAAAACTGATCTACTCAAGGGGTTGGAAGTCGAGTTAACACTCGATAACGCTGAAAGGTCGGTCCTATCCTCATTCGTCAAACAGAGAGGATTTGATATTATCCAAAAGATCATGGAAGACCAAGTTCGAAAGTTCAACTTCAAACTGATCAATACCGACCCCGCAAATTCCGCTGAGGTTTGCGCCAATCACTATCTGGCGAAAGCCGTAGCACAGTTTTACGTCGGCTTGACGAAGCGTATTAACGATGAGTGCGCCATCAACACCTACAACAACCGTGATCGAAGCGTCGTGGAAGACGATATCACGGCAACAGTTCCAGAGTTCAAATAGGAGGAGTAATGAGTGAGGAAATCGCAGTTCAAGACCCCCAACCAGAGGTTGTGGCTGAAGCCGTACCTGAAGTTGTGGCGGAAGTTCCAGTAGTCCCCGTAGTTGAAGTAGCCCCGGTCGTCCCGGTCACCCCGCCTGTACCTGTACAGAAACGGTACGAATATCAGCCGGTCGATGAACACAATCGGTCCTTAGGCGGAAAACAGGTTATCCTGTATACCACTCAAGACGAGTTGGTCGAGAAATTACAAACCCAGAATGTGGAGTTGATCCGAAAGTTGCGGAGTGTCTCTCGTGATGCCCGACTTGGGCGCTCGAAAGACGATATTGCGCCTGAGGTCGAGCGCATTGAGCCTCTCGTCAACTTTTCGGAAAAGCCGCTGTCGGCAGAAGATAGGTTCACGATCTCCCAACAGTTGAATGACCCGGAGAAATTCGAGTCGGCCAGAGACAAACTTTTTGAGTCCGCAGTGGGCGTCACGCCGGATGTTCTTCGGAAGACGTTGAACGAAACACAAATACAGACCCAGCAACTCGTGGCACGCCAGAACGCACAGGAATGGTTGTATCAACATCCTGAGTTCTATCAGTGCCAAGAGAACATTGACACAGTCGTAGACTATATGGTTAAGAATGGGCTAAAACCTGTAGTCAAGAATTTTGAATTTGCCCAAAGTGAGATGGAAAAAGCCGGATTGCTTCTTTCATCGCCTATCGTGCGTGAGGCACCCGTGCCAGCGCCGGTCATACCGGCTCCTGTGGCACCAGTGGTTGAGGCTCCGAAATTGCAGGAGCCCGCACCGGAATCCGTTCGGATTAACGAGATTCCAGTGTCGCAAGGGGGAACGCCCCCAGCCGTCATACCGACGGTGGAAAAGCGTCAGAGTCATGCTCCGTCAAGTTTGAACAATCGCATTTCGTCCAGTACGGGTAATAATGCGAGTGCCGCAAGCGAGATCGAGAAATTGACTTATGCAGATATCGAGAGGATGCCCTCTGACGAATATAAGAGGAACTTGACAAACCCCGCGTTTGCCAAGCACGTAAACGAGTTGGAAGCTAAGCGACCAGCCCGCCCGCATCCCCAACGATAATAGGAAGAAACTAAAATGTCTTGGGGCGAAAGCCCAGAGAGTCATTAAAATCTTGCTAAATCGGGGAACATCTGCTATACTAAATAGTAGACAATCCCGAGGAAAGACCCAAATGCCCGTTTTAATATCCGAAAGGAGGCATAATGTCAGATAAGACGAAGTATATTTATTTGGCTGGAATTCTTGATGGCGAAGGATGCTTATCAGTAACCGCAGGCCAGAAACCGACCTGTATCAATTATAATTCAACAATGCAGGTACAAAACACCAGTAAAGAATTGATTGATATACTGCAAGCAAAATTCGGAGGTAGCACTTATTTGTCCAAGAAACAAACTCAGACAACAAAGGCTGCCTATATGTGGAGAGTGTTAAAGAAGAAGCATATCGAACTTCTTTTGTTAGCAACTCTTCCCTACCTGATAGTAAAGAAAGAGCAGGCAAAAGTTCTTTTAGAGTTCGTTCGGTTGCCCAGAGAAGCGGCAGTTGAAACGAGAAAAAACCTATATGAGCGGTTGCGAAAACTGAACTTTCGTGGGGTATCCGTAGAGACTAATACGCAAGACACATCGTGTCCTGATGTGATGAGAGAGTCCGTGCTCACTGGTGACAGTGAGAGTGAGCCGAGTGTGAATTCGGTGGTTTTAGACATGATCAAGGCTCCTATTCCTTGGCTGACTAAATAGCCTTAAATCCTAAACAAACCAATCTCACCCGCTGGTAACCAGCAGGCTAACCTCCCGCAATCGACTGTCAAATTTTATGACAAAAAATTCCGGGAAAATCTCAAGGCTATTTAATTTGGGCCTTGTATATTGGTTGAAAAGCAAACCCCGTTTGTAGCATGTTCGGAACGTCTCGACTTGCCAGTCAATTCGGGCAACCAATACGAGATTACATGATGGTCTCGAAACTTCGCTATTTCGGTGAACACCTCTTTTAGAGACAATACCGAGGCAACCTGAGAAATCAGAGAGTCCGTAGAGACTACACGCGAAGCACTCATGCTTGAGTGATGATATAGTCCGAACTGCATGGCGACATGCAGAGAGTAACAGAAATGATTATTCCCCGTTTTTAACGGAGTAACAAATTTGGTTCATGTACGTTCCGCTGGCGGCTAACGTCGCACAGACTACGGAAGGTACTGTCGGCAGTTCCCTTAGCGTTTCCGTTCTAACTACGACGGCGACCATCGGCGAATATGCCGACTATGCCAACTTCTCCTCGCTGTCCCTGGCTACCGCGATTGACAACACTGTCGAGAACGTCGCTCGTGAGATGAGCTATCGCCTTGGCGAATCGTTGTCCGCACTCGTGCGTGCAACCGCTGACGGTGCGTCTAGCATCGACGCCAGTGTTTTGACCGAACTGGCCGCTTCGGGCACTACGAGCTTCACCGCTCTGTCGCTCAGCCAAATCCGTAACAGCGTTCAGTCGCTGGCCGGACGCAGCGTTCGACCGTTCGACGAAGGCTCCAAGATGTTCGCTGGGGTTAACCAAAAGGCAATGTCCGCTTGCGCGGGTTGCTAGTATGGCTCCAGCGTTAAAAAACTTGACTAAATCAGTGAACATCTGGTACTATTACAGTAGCAGACAATACTGAGGAAAGATTTCACAAAAGGAGAATCTTTATAATGAAAGATTCAAAGTGGTCGTATGTTTCTGGCCTAATAGATGGTGAAGGCTCCATTCAGATAAATAAGACAAAAGCGGGTTCCTACGAAATCAAGGTAAAATTGGGGAACACGGATTTGCGTTTAATGAAATGGCTGATAAGTAACTTTGGTGGGGTGTATTACACCGAAGCGAGCGTTCGAAGCTCGTCACACAAAGTCCTTTACCAATGGTTTGTTAAGGGTGCAAAGAACAAGGAATTGTTTCTGTTAGGGGTAATACCCTATTTGGTACTCAAGAGAGAACAGGCTGTTATTGCTCTAGAGTATGTTCGATTGAATAAGTCGAAATTTAACCAACCTGAACGGGAAGAAATGTTCCAGAAATTGAAAGTTCTTAACAAACGTGGAATATCTGCAACGACTAATACGTCAAGCATATCGCAAGGCTCAACAGTTCACATCGTAGGTTGCGAATGTGGATTTTGTAAAATGGGTTTTACGAATATGAAGATAGAGTCTGATCTCACGGGCGACTGTGAGAGTGATCCTAGTGTGAACTAGGTGGTGATATAAGGTAACATATCGTTTACCTTATCTGATATAGAGTAACATATCAGGAACCTTAAATCCAAAACACAAATACATACATCCGTTCGCTCTGGGCGACGTTATTGCTGACAACAGCAACGACTCTCCTATCGACATCTTGAAGCACACTCCGGTGGGCCTCATGCGTATGGACAGTCTGGTTTCGGTCGATCTGACTGAGACGATTGAACTGCCGTCTACGGGCGTCCAGTTCTTCCAGACGAACCTCGTCACCCAGACCGCTAACTACGGCGGGTACACAGGGTTAACCGCACTCCGCACCTACATCTTCGGGCGTGATGGTATCTTCTCCATCAACCTCGGAGCGAAGGGCGACGTGGGTTATGGCGACGGCGAATGGAGAAATATCGAGTGTAATATTATCCAAAATGCCGAGCCGACAGTTGCCGATCCTGAAGGGTTGATCCCTGGATATTTAAGTCTGTCCAGGTAGTATATCTGAAAATGTGGGACTTCGTATCGGGTGCATTTCACGACCTCTTTGGGTCCTGATACCACCATCCGCATGCGACAGATAGACGCTGCTTTAATACAATGGAGCAGTTTAAATTCTCTCTGATTGACTTGAACGCTGAAATGCCAACAAGGGGCAAGCGAAAGCAGCCTGAACGACTAAGCGAGAGAACGCCTAAGAAATTAGGTGATGCGATAGTCTGATCTCATGGGAATACAACCATGAGAGATGAGCAGAAATGGCTCATCCCGCCGAAAGGCGAGTAACAAATTGCAGCTATTAGCTAATTGAATTGATGGCTTAAGCCAGAA